TTTAAATTAGCTCTGATGTTGACTTTGTAACATTTTGAAATGTTATCAAACATAATCTTACTATTGGTCATTCCGTCAAAATAATAACTATCACAACAAGCTACCATATCCCATCTATCACACTTAAAAAATTCATGATTAGGTAAGTCTGAAGGTTTATCATTACCATCTATAAGATAATATAAAATATCAACAACATTCTTTGGTGTGCCTTTTGCCAAGTCAAAACACACATTGATTTCTGTGTACATTCCCATTTGTTTATTCTCTCCTTTCAAAATTAAAATCCACCTTGAAGACCACTTCAATCAATGTTACATCTGCTAAATTCTTCATGCTTTGCCTTCGTAATAACCTCGTTCACGAAGTTCTTTTTCAAAATATTCTACAAATGCCCAATTACAATCTATGCCATCTCCATCCGTAGTACATTCATTTCCACATTCTTCACAAATGTTACAATCATATCCATAAGGATAGTTTTTATTAACTATCGGAGAGGTTCTGATAATATTTGCAATTTGCCACAATATATCATGATGCCACGGAGTTGTATCAAGAATAAAATATTTTGAATTTTCTATATTATCTTGCTTCAATACCTTATTTATAACTGATAGTTTATACTCTAAATTTTCTTTTTCTTTTAATAATTGTTTCTTTGTCATTTTGTCTCCTCTAATTTTCAAAAGAAAGATTGGTTTACTGTGACTCTCCTAAATCATTAAATTCTCTACCTTCAATGATATTCTGGATACATACTTGACATTTTTCTAAAGCAAAAGCATATGCATTATTATAAATAAATTTGTCGTGTTCTGCCGTTGGATTAACGTATACACTATCAATAGCTTCATCAATACCATCTATAAACCGGTTAAGTTTTTCAATAATTGTTGAATCTTCATATATATTGTAGCCTGTTGGTTTTGATATGCTTTCTAAATACTTATCAATAGCTTCCTTTTCTTCTTTTGTTGCTTCTCTCATAGAATACTCAAAAGCTCTCAACTCATCTTTTCCGAGCCATTTCTGAAAAGCTCCGCAATCATCACAATAAAGTCCTGTGTTATTGCCTTTTACTTCTGTATGTAGTGAAATACTTCCGCATTTCTTACAACAATTCTGATACATATTTTCACCTCCAATGTATTATTCTCTCAAAATCCAAGGATATGTTTCTTTCCTGTGAAGTTCTACCAACTAATTACAATATTTCTCAATACCTTGTGCCATAATATCTCTTAATTCATCTTCTTCATATGTAGAACCAAACTGCGACCAACTACAACTATATTCTGTATCATTGTGTACTAACGCAAGTTTAAATACACTGCCACCATAATTTTTATATGCATCTAATTTGATAGCTTTAATATGAGGAATTTCTAAATACCAATTATGCTCTTTATATTCAAACTGAATATTAGTAGCTTGACCAAAATTAAAATCAATAAATTTAACATTGTTTATATACTCAATGTCAAGAAGCTTTTTAATATAATCAATATACCAATCATACACTTCCTTTTCTTTATACTTCTTTCTCTTATCAAGCTTGTTCCCATCTGCATCCTGATTCTTTGATAACATATTTAACCATTCTCTACACATTTTAATTGTGGATGGCTGATCAAGCAGCATATACTGGATGTTTTCTTTATAAGTGCGAAATGCCTGTTGTTCAATAAGGTCACATTCATTCTTCATATCATCCAATGCTTGCTTCTTTGCAGACAATCTTCTTTCTGCTCGTGCAAATTTATTTAATGAACTCATTTCATATTCGCCATTATAGTTGTATGTGTCATTTTTATATACTAAAGACATTAATCGTTCACCTCTTTTATCTTTTCTAGCTCCTATTCTCTCTTTGCATCCAAAAGGAACCTGAATTTACTTACCAATAGTTACTAGAATTATTATCATTATGTTCAAAATCATCTGCTGTTTCTGAACACTCTCTTGATAATTTCATTGTATCTTCATCATTCCAACCATATTCTGAATCAAGTCTATTAAGTCCTAAGTGTTTCTTAATGTCATCCTGATTGGCTAAAATCTGACTCAATGCCTGAAATAACAATCTTGTTTCTTCGTCTCTCATATATCAAACCTACTTTCTGTTTACCCATTCCTTAAACTCATTAAAATCATCCTTTGTAAGCACAATATCAGAATAATAGAAATCTTTGTTCCTGATAATCGCCCAAATTTTCTTCAACTTCTCAAAAAACGATCTTTGCTGAGTATAAAAATTACCGTTTGTATATGTTAAGAAAGCATAATCACCATCTTCATAATCATGAATCTTAAAATGAATACCTTCATCACATCCACATTTACAGCTTACAATCAGCTCATCATCTTTGAAATTCTTAAATACTGCCATAATAATCTCCTTTACTTACCATTACAAAGTCCGACCTTGTAATCATCTTTCACATTAATAGTAACTTCTCTCTGAAATTTTCCTTCCTTATCATACAGAGATAGATAATATCTATTACCACGTTGTTCTAATACAACATCTTCATTTTCGAATAATTCAATTCGTTTCTGTTTCTGTGCCATTTTTCTTTCCTCCTAATTTCCTGCCACACCAAGGACAATACACAATATATTCTTTTTGATGAACAAAACCATCGTCATACTCATCCCATTCAGATGTTTCTATGTCCAAATAGTATTCATTCGTTAACGGATCTACATATATCTGATTGTCTGGTGAGTCATAATCACAACGATTGCACATACACTTACCTCGCTTTATCACATTCGTTAAAATCTAAAAGCATCTTATATTTATATTCTCCAAATCTTTCTTTCCAACGCTGCTTTGCTTTATCAGTATCCCAATCAAAAGGCATCATATGATAATTGATGAGGAAACATGTATCTAAAACAACATCAGAATCAACATGATACATAGCTGTCATATATTGGTATGAACCATAACAATGATGCTGATAATAATGAGCCATTCCATTTTCATCAAATGTTTGTGTGCTTAATTTGCCTAAATCATGATACAAAGCACCTATTCTGAATCTTGCAGGATAAGAATATTTTGTACAAAATAATCTTGATGCATATTTACAGTGTTCAAATAAATCCATTGTATGATGTGGGTTTTTCTGATCAAATCCTCTCATATCTGGGATATCATTTGGTTCGTAATTATTTAATAAATTGTGAATAATAATCTCATCGAATCCTTCCTCATAAAATGGAATCTGAAATTTTCTAATCTGTTTATCCAACACGAAATCAGGTACAGGGTGTTCTCTATGTAAATTATCTTCTTTACACTGTTCAAATGGCTTTGGAATAATCACACAAACCTTATGTACTTCAAGACCATTTACTTTCATCAAAATTGCTCTACGAGATTTCATAGTCAGATTAGTTGCATCTGCAATTACATTCTTTTTATTCTCTAAATTCTTGCGTATTCTATTGTGAAAAATTTTAAACACTTCTTCATTATGTTCTTGGTCTTCGTAATTATCAGTCAATTCTTCACGAATTGCATCTGATGATACAATTATTGTGTTTGGATTTTCATTGGCAATCTGAGTGGCAATGGTTGATTTACCACTACCACTCAAGCCAACGAGTACCCACATTGTAGGTTTATTCATTTAAAGTCTCCTCAAATAACTCTTCTGCTTCTTCCATATCAGGCACATCAGATGTATCCTTAGCGATCCCCTCTATTACCTTAAACTCAAACACCTTATCCTTATAAGCTGTGAATGTCGCTCTGTTATCAATACGAACAACCACACCTTCAGCAACATGTGTCTTGCCAATCTCATCTGCTGGCATACCATCAAGATATTTATTTACTCTTTCTTTCAAATCTTCTGGTGTGGTAAAAATAAACTTCTCTAAATCAGGTACATGCTTAACACCTAACTTGTCACACCACACTTCTACAGTCTCCCAAGGTACTTCAACAACTGTTCCATCTGCTGTTGTCATTGTCATTCGATACACATACATCTCATTTTCGCCTGGCTCACAATCATAAGAGAATGTTGTGGTGTCACCAAATTTCTTTGTAAATTCTTTTTCCTTAACTCCCTTATTAGATACTGAACCCATAATTGGTGTTGTTTCATTTACATAGCCGACAATTTCATAAAAAATCTCAGCACCTTCAGGAAGCTTGTCTTTTAATAAATCATGATACTTCTTTCTAAAGCTGTTATCAGAATAATATCCATCATTTTTTGTCATATCCTTTAATACGACTCTTCTACTACCAGATACAACAGAAACTTCTCTTGTAACCTTTGGCTGCATATGTAAAAACTTTCTCAACTTACTATTCTTCTTTGTAACCTTAACAGTCTTCATAGTACGAGCTGATGTTCCGTGGAGCTTACGAGTAATATAAATTGTATCTCCTGGCTTAAATGCTGACATATTATACGCAAGCTGTGCTGTATCTTTATGCTCCTCAAAAAATGGATATGATACTGTCTCTTTCTGAAATTTGTTCTTTTTATTTGAACCATTCCCATTACTTCTTGAACGATTTTTTCCTCTTGGAATGTATTTCTGACAAATCTCATGACCACCAAGAACTGTAATCTGATCACCATCTTTTAATTTTGAAATATCTGTATACTTAGAAAGCGTCTCAACAGGTAATACAAGTCCTTCTGACTTCTCACCTCTAAGTCTAATAGCGGTTACATTTCTCTTCTCAGCATCCATATAACCACCAATGTTGTTTCCGTTTTCGTCTTTCTTCCTTACAAGGTTGTTATCTGTTGCATACTCAAGTGATAACTGACCGTCAGATGGGAAGAAAACTACTTTCTGCCCTTCCTGATAACTCAAATCTACAATTACATTCTGCCCAAATACTTCTACACACTGTAATCTATCAGCGTTACT